CAATCCCCAATGTCTCGTTCGTCAGGGTTTTCCCCGACGCCAGATTCGCTTTCATCCAGATGATGTCGTCACCCGGATGGTCAATCACTGTTGGTTCGGTCACCGTGTCAACACGCTCAGCGCCATAGAAGTACGGATCGGAGAACAACAGATCAACGGTAAATGCAGCACCCGTAAAGCCAATCATCGTTGGCTCCATCCCACCGGCAAACTCTGCTAATCCTGTCGCGGCAATGATGCCTTCAGCACCCCGCCAACGCTTTGTAACCGCAAACTGGGTCCATGAACGGAACAGCAACTGTTGCAATTCCTTCCAATTCTCATGAAACTTACGACGCTCATCTCCATCTAAAGGAATATCTCCATCTTCTGTTGACCCCACCACCCACATTGCTAGTGTTCGCACTGCTGAATCTGCACGCTTCGGCACCCAAACCCTACCCGGCTGAAAAGGCACCAGAACATTGTCACCCCTAAGCGGTGGAGGTGCTGTCCTGGAGCCTCCCCAGGTATGGATATTCCAAGCATAGGTGTTCAAAGGTACACCATCAATATCCCACCACTCATCAGTAGTTAAGGTCATTCTTGTCCCCCTAGATAGGACAGCTTACGAAGAGTTCGTGTTACGCTTTCATCTGTAGTTTCCCCAACAGGATTGTTCACCACCAAACGCTCAACAGTAAATCTCGGACCAACCATGCTCTTGCTTGTTACAACATTGCCAGCAAAAGTAGAAGCACTAGCTGTTGGTCTATTGTCTAGCATGGCTCGCACAGACACGTCACTCGCTATGTCTGGAATGCTTCTAGACAAGTTCTGAAGGTCTCTAACCTGACTAGCCATCCTGCTACTCTGGTAGTCCATCGCTTTCGTAATCTGTGTAAGAGCTTTCTCAATAAACGATGGAGAGCTAATGCCTAAGCCAGCCTTGAACCCTTCCCAGAGCTCGCTAGCAAACCTCCTCGCCCTTCTATAGGCAGCCTTAGCTAAGTTAGACAAGGCGTCCAAACCTCTTTTCACCAAGTCTCTAAGCAAGCTAGGCAACTCGCGCAACTTATTTCTGATAGCACTAACGAAGTTCCTAGCCATCTCCGCTGCCTTGCCCGGAGCCTGTCGAGCAAAGCTAATCACACGTTGCAGAGTCCTGCTAAGCAACCGGCTGACTGCTCCTGGCAAATCACGCAGAAACTGCACAATGCTATCAATAAATCTCTTGCCCATATCACGAGCTTTGAGGACTGCTTGCACAGCCCACAAGGATATTCGCCTGACTGCTGCCTCCAAGAACCTCTTTATTCGCCCTGGCAGCTCACTAAAGAAGTTGACAATCCAGCCCAAAAACTTACTGCCTGTATCAATAGCAAAGAGGATTGCACGTGCACTCCAAACTATTAAGAAGCGCAGAGATGCTCCCAAGAAGTAACCAATGCGCCGAGGCAATTGGCTGAAGAAGTTTCCTATAGCACCAAGCACACTCTTGCCAACATTGACAGCACCTTCTAACATATTGCTGTGCCAATCAATGAGAAAGCGCAAGGCTGCTCCCAAGAAGTAACCAATGCGCCGAGGAAGATCCTGAAAGAACTTGATAGCGGCATCAATGCCACTAGAGAAGGCTTCCTTGATCGACTCCCAATGCCTCACCACCATGGCTATAAGCAAGCCAAAAGGACCAAGCAATATGCCTATGAGTAACATCTTCCAATTATCTTTTAACCAGCCTAGCACTCCCTCCACAGCACCAAGAATAAAGTCCTTGAATGAGCTCCAAGCAGCTTTGGTGAATGCAACTATCTCATCCCAGTATCGATATATGAGATATGCCAGTCCAATAACAGCCAACACAACTAGTCCAATAGGACCGAGAACCGAAGCCCATAGCAACTTGAAGCCAGCTGCCAACTTCACCAGAAGCGGACCCAAGTGCAACGCCTTAGCCAGAATGCCGAAGGTAGCAGCAGTTTTAAGAATGGTACCAGCAACCATCAAGAAGGTACCCATTATCAGAAGCAAAGCACCTAATCCAGCAGCAGCAAAAACTATGAACTTCTGCCACTTTGGATCCATCTGTGCAAAGGCATTGATCAGACCTGTGATACTCTGGACAACACCCTTTAGCGCGTCCTGGAAGGGAGAACCTGCGCTAATCAGAGCAGTCTCAACAGTGCCCTTTAGGATGGTCATAGCACCGCTGAGATTGTCCAACTTTTCAGCAGCAACATCAGCAGCGCTTACCTCGCCCATTGCCTCGGCGAGGTCATTAAACCCTTCTGCGCCATTGTCCGCCATAGCGGTAGCAGCAGCAATAGCGCGCGTGCCAAAGATAGTCTCTAGGTACGCTGTCTTCTGCTCATTTGTTAACCCTTGCAACGCACCTTGCAACGTCTCGGAAACGTCGCTAAGGCTCTTCATATTACCTTCAGCATCAAAGAAACTGTTAGACCCATCTTCAGTAATGAGCCCCAGTTCTTGCATAGCTGTAGCAGCCTTATCACTAGAAGGCTGCAAGTTCAGCAGCATTCTATTAAGCGTTGTCCCAGCCTTGCTACCCTTAATGCCTCTGTCCGCTAACAGACCCAATGCTACAGCGGTATCCTCCAGAGAGATGCCAAGAGTAGCTGCTGTCGCACCAACCTGCTCAATAGCCTCACCGAGCTGGTCAACCATGGTATCGCTATTGGCGAAGACGCCAATCAGCGAGTTGGAAACCTTTTCGAGTTCATGAGCCTCTAGCTGCCAAATGTTCATAGCAGCAGCAGCAATAGAAGCTGCCTCAGCGACTTCTAGCTCACCCGCCTCAGCCAGAGCTACCGCTGCGTCAGCAGCACCCTCTAGAATGTCCGTTGTCTCTAGACCCGCATAGGAGAGCGCAGTAATAGCCTCTGCTGCCTGTCCAGCGCCGAAGGACGTATCCCGTCCAATCTGGAGCGCTTTCTCCCTTACCTCATCTAGAACCTCCGGAGTCTCTTGAGCTGCGGCCTGGAACTTACTAATCTCCTTCTCAAAGTCAGCAGATGCTTTAACCGCCAGCCCAACCGCGCCCACCAAAGCGGCACCCAGCAAGGTCATGCTACGACCAGCAGCGGTCATAGCCTGTCCAGTTTGCTGCATCTTAGCAGTAGTCTGATCCGCACCTTGCTGGGCTCGCTGGAACCCAGCTTCAGCACCAGACGCATCAATCTCGATGCGACCTCGTGCTGTTCCTAGGTCATACTCAGACACAAGTTATCCTTGCTAACCAAACTTGGACGCTGGATCCTTAAATCTGCCGACACTATCCTTGCTGTCGCTCAAGTAACGATTGATGATGAGACCTTGCTTAGCCTTCACTTGGTTTTTGTTCTTGCCTTCCACACTCTTCAACTCAGCTTCTAGTCTGTTGCCAAATTCTGATATGGCTGAGTCGAAGCAAAATGCAGACAAGGTATCAGTTATGCCAAAAAGTTCACTAGGTCTCACCGACCATGTCTTGGCCAGCTGAAAGGCGTTCCAACATTTCTTCCTGTTGCTCACGAAAGGACTCCAAATCCCTCACACCTCCCACAGCAAATTGGAAAGTGAAGGACTTGTCGTCAAACTCGATCTCGTCTACATAGAGCAAAGAGTCATCCCGATCCGACTCATCCTCAGGGACAGGGTGAACCTTAGGCTGAACCCATGTAGACATAACCACATCGTCAAACAACTTGAAAAGACCCTCAATGTCGCTTTGGCTCATAGCCTCGCGCAGATCTTTTTCGTCTGGCTCCACACCGCCACTAAGTGCCTTGCGGACGATAGGAGTGAGAGAGTCTGGGATCATCCCCCGTTGCAGAAACACTTGCATGCCAGGATTCCTGATGCGAACCTGGTTGCCACTAGGCAAAGCCACCAACGCACCTTGGCGAGCTTTCTCCTTGAATTCAGAGACTCCACTTACATCAGTCATTTGGCCCTCCTAGAAGCTCCAATGACGTATTGCTAGACAAAATTATGCTGGTGGGTTGATGGGAGTTTCCTCAGCGTTCTGGATGAAGTCATACAAACGGTCGTCGTTGTACGGATCAGCGAACCCTTGCCCGCTAGCGTTGGTCAACAGGAACTCACCATCGCCTAATGATCCACCAACATCTCCGGTGGCTCTACAACGATACACCAATGAGTGGAAGTCTCCTCCTGCATCGCTAATAGCGCGACCACGAGCCTCAAAGAACGGACGAGAGTCAGTAACCTTCTTGGTGTAGGTACGACTAACCATGTTGCTATCGATGTCAAACTCCTCTGTGATCTCACCACCATTGATCACCTTGTAAGCTGGGAGAGAGATACCTCCACCCTCTAGCTCCCACTCAACCGTGGCTCCTTGTCCACGCGCGGTAATGACACGGTCGTCACCCCGCAACTCCTCATACTCCTCAGACTCGGTGAATGAGAAGGTCCTGCTGGCAGGCAGCTTCTCCCAATCTCCCCTAGTGCCATCATTGTTTACCGGACGTAGCTCAACCTCCCGCAACCCGTAAGGGATCGCGTGAGTGTCGATGGTCGTCATCCTTAACCCTCCTGCTTGGCGTCAGGAACTTCCTTGTGTCCACCAGCTCACCACTGTCTATAGAGAACCTGTGGATAATCACTACTCCACTTTGGGCACCGCACAGCTTGCTACGACACCGCACCTCAATACAGCCTTCTTCGATCAAGCCATGCATCTTGGTGCTACAGCGTAGCTCCACCAGTTAGCTCCCTTGTCCTCCAGCAGTCTCCTCCTTCACCTCCCTCCACAACTGTGTCTTCACTAAGGCCTGACCTTCTTCTTTGGTCAACTCAACAGTGAAGTCATTGCTTTGGTTAGCAGTAACAGTAGAGCCATCCTTCCTCCTCAAAGTGAAGTTGTCCACATTGCCAGGATTGATACGCTTCACCTTCATCTGATGTCACCTCCTCTAAGGTGTGCCCTATATGTGCCATTGCGCGTAATAGTACCCAGCCAATCGTCCGCAAGCTCACCACTATCGCCCAACCATGAGAACTCAAACAGCCCGTCGCCATTAGGAATATTTGTCATAACCCTCAAGGTGTCTTCTAGTAGCTCATCAATAAGCTCGTAACTGCCAGGGTCGTCATGAACCCACAATGATACATCCTCAAACATCACCCCGCGAAAAGCACTTGTCCCCGCTGCTCCAGCCCGAACCACGATGTACGGTTTAGAAGGTGGAGGAGTAGTAAGGGAGCCCGCGCCGAAAATCCCTTGCAACTTGCTAGCCAACACAGCGTCAGCTAACAAAGCGTCCCGCGCCAATCCGCGAATCACGACAACCTCCCCATCAAACCTCTTACGTCTCCCATGACCTGTCTGCCCAAGCTTTCTATAGTAGGCAGAATGACAGCGTACCTACCGCTCCATCTCACTTCCAACCAAATGCCATAAGGCACCGAATGGAACAAAACAATGGCATGAGATGTTGGAGCATGTTGCGCTCTAGCAGACAACCCTTGTCTAGCATTGCCCGTCTGATCCACCCAAGAAGCATTCACCCTAGCGTGAGACTGAACCTTGGGAGCCCAGAACTCAGTCAATGCGAAGAGACCAGCATTAACTTTCTCCGGCAGAGCTCTAGTACGAGGTGTAATCTCGTCAGTATCCCACCTTAAGGACAACTAGACCACCTCAGCCACAGTACGCCAACGTCTGTCTTGACCTACGCCATTGATATTTAACTGACGACCATCTAAGTAAAACACATCACCAGCAGCGATGTCAGCGTTGTAATAACCCAACAACCAGAATTGGACTTGTCTCTCCTCACCTGAGGAAGTAACAGTTGTAGTTCCACGTGGAACGCTTTCCTCCACAATGCGAAAGATTTGCGAGTCTAACGCAACTTCGTCTGTCTTCTTTCTGCCACCAGATTCGTCATCCACATAGACAGGACGATATAGGACAAGCTCTATAGGGTCCTCCTTAATAAGCGCGTTAGTGCCCTCCCTGC